ATGGGAACATACAGACATTTATCAATTAAGGAAAGAGAACTAATCTACCTTTATAACGGTATGGGCTTTTCAGTCCGCCGCACTGCAATACTGTTGAAACGAAGTCCGTCCACTATTTCAAGAGAGTTACGACGGCATACTGAGAGAAGATACTATTCTCCTCACTTCTCTCAAAATAGTTATAAGAAGAATCGTAGTCGCTGCGGTAGGAAAAGATTGTTAGCTAATCCGTCTCTAAGAAAAATCATCGAACCTTTATTTCTGATACGTCAATGGTCTCCGGAACAAATAGTGCATCGTCTAAAACACGAAGATATCAACGTTCAGGTGAGCTACAATACCATTTACCGAGCTATTTATCACGGACTGTTTAATAGCACTCTTTCCCGTGATAGTAAAGGTGCTATTCGCAAATTGCGTCATCAGGGAAAGCAACGAAAAACCAAAGATTTTGAAGAAACTCGTGGGCATCTTCCTATTTCTCATGCAATACATGAACGTCCATCTGAAGCTGAATTGCGCTCTGAATTAGGACATTGGGAAATAGACACTGTGCATGGAAAAAAGGGAAAGAATTGCCTAGTGACTTTAGTAGATCGCAAATCGCGTTTTTTATTGGCGGGAAGAACTATGAATAAATCAGCAGCAGCTATTTACTCGTCTTTGGACAGTTTACTAGTCTCGTTAAATCCAATGAACTTGAAAAGCATTACTTCCGATAGAGGTTCTGAATTTGCATTACATTCAGACATTACTAAAAAACATTCGGTTGAGTTCTATTTTTCTGATCCTTACTCGCCATGGCAAAGAGGAACAAACGAGAATACAAATGGATTGATTCGTGAGTACTTGCCTAAGAGAAAAGATATAGGAGACTATACAGACGAGTTTATAGAGCAATTCGTTGACAAAATGAATCTTAGACCTAGAAAATGTTTAGGCTGGAAAACACCATATGAAGTCTTTTATGATAAAGTGTTGCACTTAATTTGATAATTCCTCTTTACGAGCCGAACACATGTTCGTATAATGATCTTACTTTTAATAATAAGGAGTGGTTCATATGAAAACAGTTAAAGAAATAGTATCTAGTAAAGGAATTACCCTTTTAAGCCCCTATCCAGGAGGCGGACGTTTTAAATGGACCTATAATAATTTAGACTTCCTTGTCATCGCCACTGATATTTACAATGAAGAACACGTTTCGGTTTCTCACTCAGATCGGTCAATAAAACCAACAAAACAACAAATGTCCGATCTTGTAAATATATTTTTTAGACCATTTGAGGATGTACATTTATACATGAAGGATGATGGAGACGATCTTTTAGTTAGCAATTGCTACCACATCTATCGGAAACACAACGAAATTTCAGGAACATTTGTAATGAATCCTAAAAATAGGAAAAAGTAGTTCCAAAAAAGAGGTGATCTAATTGATTTATGATGAAGAGTCAGCAACCAAACTTTTTCTAGAAGCAAAAAAAGTTTATGAGGACCGGAACATGCTTAAATGGATCGGATTTTATCTGTCCGACCAAACAGCAGCAATCAATAAGGATGTAACCGAGCGGTCTAAGGTCAATAATCAAAAACCGTTAATGCAAAGCGAAGAAATCGAAAAGGTCTTAAACGAAGCTAGACTAAAAAGCAAACCTGTCTCTGTTCAGTTAGAAGCCCTCAATGAAAATGCACAGTATTATGATGATGTTATAGGAATGATTCGAGGTTATGATGAGTTGGGAATTTACATAGGTGATCAAAAAGTATATTACGATGAAATTAGAAATGTTGAGGTTTACAACTGGAAAAAATGGAGTGAACTGAAATGAATCCTATCTTCTCTTATCATCTAGGATTGATAACATTCGATCGTCTCCAAGTCTTATTGTGGGATTTCGGTCCTAACGCTATAGATGAAATCGGAGAACGATGCTTTGCTTTCTACTGCAGCAAAGCCAACGGGCTTCATAATTTTGATTACTACATACTAAAATATGGGAGTGGTTTAAATGATAAGTATGAATGGTATTGTGAGTAGCGTAAAGATTCTAAAGTATTCGGAACGTCCCCTCGTCTATTTTAAGCTTGATGATAGTAACTGTTTAATTGCTGGTCACTCGTTGAACTTCCTTGCAGATGTAGAGGATGGGATGCGGATCGCTGTTGCTGGGGAGTACAATAGTAGGAAACAGTTCGTGGTGAAGAAATATGCGGTGATTGGCAAGACGAAGATTATGATGGAGTTTGAAATGATGAGAGCCTGATTTTTCGGGCTTTTTTGTATTTTTTTAACTAAAATAGTTGACTCAAAATACTATGCATAGTATAATATGAATATAGAAAGAGAGGTGAAAAAGTGAAGCATAGAAAAAAGAGAACTCAAAAATTAGAAGTTGGCATCGAAATCAACCTTCTAATAATCAAGTTCTCAATCAAGTTTAGCTGGGGAGATTAACTCCCCCAGCTTCTATGTTCATTATACCATGAGAAAAGAATGGAAATGGAAAAATCTCACCATCACTTTAGAAAAAATTAAGCCTGATTGGAAAGTTGCTATTGCTTGGATTATTTTTCTAGCATTGATAGTGTGGTTAATTTGGTTCAGGTAAGGAGTTGATATTTATGGGAGAAACGAATAAGCAAACGGAGGCTAATAAGCGCTGGGCTGAGAAGAACAAAGAACATGCTAAATATCTTAGTGATCGCTCTCGGTCCCGCTCATTCATCAAAAAACAGGCTACATTTGACGATTTAGCGGAATTAGAGGGGTTGATTGAACAACGTAAAAAAGACCTTAGCTCTCGCTAGGGTCTTTTTTTGCTATAATAGTTTTGATTTAGAAAGGAGAAACTATTAATGTCAATACATTTATCTACGCCATTTTGCCCTCGATGTTCGCGCGAAAATAAAATTTCACTTTTATCTGGAGATGCATTTGGTTCAGTCACACTCGATATGAAATGTACAAACGGGCACAAATTAGAAATGTACCTGTCAATCCCGAAGTTCGCTTTACTATTTGAAAACGGTTTGTCTGCTTTCAATGACAGTTATTACTTTGAAGCGTTTACTTGCTTTTACTCGGCGTTAGAGTCTTTTAGAGAAGAATTCGTAGCGGTACATTCCTATTTTGAATTAAATAAATCCATAGAAGAATCAGTTAAATTCGCACATTCTCTCGCCTATTCTGAGAGAATCATCGGGGCTTTTAACTTAGCTTATTACTCCTACTTTAATGAGATTGTACCTAAAAGCGGCGCTAAGTATCTATCTACAAACGATGTCACTCTACGGAATGGTATCTTTCACGCTGGAAAAATTCCAACATCATCTGAAGTTTTTAAAATAGGGGAAAGGATATATAAGTTCATTTCCCTTACTTATTTAACCTATGTCATCAAGTCAGAAAGGGCAGTTTTTCCTATGCCACGAATAGCCCGCTTTGAGGCGCAGAAACAGAACCAATGGGCACAAAGTGTTACGAGTTCAGAAGAAGAGTATCGATCAATCTACGGGTTAGGTCATCCAAAATATGGAATATATAATATGATAACGGGTATTCCCTTAAACACACATTGGAACAATGAAGTGGCTGAAAGTGACATTCCCAACTTTAACGACGCTCTAAAACAAAATAGAAAGTACACGAAGGATACTTTTTTTATACACAAAGATCATACCGATCTCTAATTTTGTCATACTCAATATCAATTTCTTCAAGTTTTGCAGGGTGTACTTGAATACTATGTCCAGAGCTCCAAAAAACAATTTCTTTATTTTCATCTAATTTTTTAGCATTTCAATAAACTCTTTTACTGTAAAATCTTCCATAAAATCGCCTCAATTGGATGGTTATTTAGTAATCCAATTATAGCACGTATTTCGTGAGGAATCATGAGCTCATCTGTATCAAATTTTAATATTTAGCGTCCCTTCTCTAAAAGAGGATGTACTTTTTATGTACCCCGCAGGACTCGAACCCGCATCTTCCGATATGAACCGGAGTATTCTACCAATTGAACTAAGGGTACTTTAAATGAGTATTATTATTTTTTAAACGTGTTACAATAAAGAAATAGAACGTCAGATCTTCCCCACAGTCCACTTCCCCAAGTAACTGTATCTGACGTTCCCTTTTTTTATGGGCGAGTGACTTCCCAATAGAGTAGATGTTACCTAGAAACCGATTTCTTTGCAAATGATACACTCATGTTTCTAAGTTCCACAAAAAAACAACCAGCTCAGCAGAGAGGGCCGACTGGTTGCCGATCAAGATGAAACTTAGTTATGAAAAAGAAGTAAGTTCTGGCAAAACTTACACATTCATAATAGCTCTTTTGTTAATATCTTGCAAGCGCATTCTAATACTGAAATCCTTTAATATGCGCAGGATTAATTCCAACATCCTTTGCTTTGCCCATTTCTTGAATCTCTTTCAATACAATAGGCGCATCTGTATTGTTAAATCCTTCCCCTTTAACGCGAACGTCATAGGTTCCATAAGAGTTCGCTTCTGCATACGTCTGCTGGTCTAATAGCACATCCTTCAAGAAATTGCGCACGTGGCCTTCCATCTTCTTGCTTTGCTCATCATTCAAATTCCGTGCCTCGATCTTGATTATAGGTTTGTCTCCATCAACGATCGCAATGTTTTGCTGCATGTAGCCTGGATAGTATGTTTTAAGCTCTTGCTTCAAACGATTGACCGCATTCTCATACTTCCATTTTGAATCGCAAGTGATAACCAGCGTATAGACTTTGTTCGGCTGCAACACACGTTTCACTTGGTCACGAAGCAACGTCCAGGCGTATTTCGTTTGAATACGCTGAACCATTTTTACCGCCTGATCTTTGGTGACATTATCGATCGCAATACCATTCTTATTTCCAGAAGGTTGAGGCTTAGGTGCTGGTGCTGGACTTGGATTCGGTTTAGGCGTGGACTTCAACCGATAGGCATAAAAATAAGGACACCCAGCCATTACCCATCGTTGATCATGATTGGCAATAATTGTTGTATCCTTCCATCCTGTGCATTCTATCCAATTTTGATTATCTAGTGCAATCCCTGTGTGACCGCCGGCACCGGCAGAGTATCCTTTTTGTCCCCAGATGATGATATCTCCGCGTTGCATCGGAAAGTCACTGTTCTCGGCGATTTTTTCATATCCTAACTTCGTAAGGTAATCGTGCAACGTTTCGGTACTCGGAATATATCCATAATCAAAACCGCCTGATTCACGTAAAATACGATAGACAGACCCCGAACAATCACAAGTGCCGTCCGTATAATATCGCGAGCCATACATGCTGTAGCTGCAGTTGTTTACGAAACGCTGAACAACAGCTAAACCCGTTTCAATATTAATGGCCATTATTTTTCCTCCTTCTTTTCTTCGATCTCTTTCGGTTGAGGCTGCAAACCGACTTTTTTATCATCGGATTTTTCGTAAGCTTCTTTTGCTTTTTTCATATCCATGTTATTGGTCCTCCTTTTCATCATGTGTTCCTCTAATTTGCAAAAAAGCATCTTTAATTTGATCTGGAAAATTAATGAACACTGAAATGTTTTCTAAGAAGCTAATGCCTTCGTTAGCTAGATAAAACATAATGACGATCTCACGAAGCGGAATCGAGCTACCGATCACCTTTTCTACTTCCACTGCTACTGCAATAACTACAAAGATCAATACCTTTCGAATCAATCCAATAAATCCGATTCTGCTACTGATTTCTTTCAAATTCCATGCTTTTAATAATCCAGTTAAGTAATCCACAATTACCAAATATACCAACGCGTGCAAAATTGCATCCATCCCTCCAAGCCAACTAACCATTACACCGCCCAACACCCCTGTTACAATAGATGCTGCATTTAAATATTTTTCCAAAATAAATTCCCCCTTCCAATCAAAATAAAAAGCACACTCGAAAGTGTGCTACTCTGCTAATTCTGGTAAATCCATATCCAGTAAGATTTCTCTCACTTGTTCGCGGATCAGACCAGGTACTTGTTCGATTGTCTTTTTGCCTTTGATAATCAACGTCGCGTAGACCACTGCCATTGTATTCACCTCTTTTCTGAGCAAATAAAAAGCAATCTTAATCCGCAATGTCTGCATCCAAGATCGCTTGTACTTCTTTTCTAATTGTCTTTGGTACTTCCTCAATAGTTTTCAGACCTTTCTGAATCAAGTTGACGTAAATATTTGCCATCTATCTTACCTCCTTGTCTGAAGGAACTAGCATTTCATATACTTCAGCTAATGCTAACTGAGTGTCCGTCATTTGAGCTGCTTGTTCTTCAGCCTTCACTTTAAGAACTTCATTCTCTTCCTGAACTGCCTGAGTGAGCGTTTCAATCAGTTCCAATTTCTCTGCATAATTCTGAGTAACTACTTCTTGCCATCTATTCTTAGAAAAATTGAAGAATTGTGACTGTGGATTTTCTAAATTTTGAATCGGCACATCTTCCACAAACGGAATAGAAGTTGGAAAATCATCTGCAACCTCGTGTTCCTCGTAACCTACTGGATATAGGACCTTATAAATAGTTTTCATTTCTTTCCTCCTATAATTTATTCTTCGCAAAGTACATAGCAGAGCCAGCATAATATTTATTTGCTTCCAACCCCCATAATGCTGTTACTTTACCTGAAGCATCAATAGTCAGTGCCTTATCAAAAGTAACATCTACCTGAATAGATCCGGATGGAACTATATCTGCTTCTAAAGAATCGATAAGGTTCCCGCCAGAGGCAATATCCGTACTTCTACACTGGAAGTTAAAATTGACTAAAATCCAATCTCCGTATCGTTTAAATCTAACTATTCCAGATTGAATAGACGAATCTGTTTGGCTAGTATGATCAAATACAATTTCTCCTTTTTGGGACAGCACGTTTCTCCCATTAACCTGAAGTCCGTTCGCAAAATTCTTGATCCCCAATACTGTTTCATTTTCAGTCATAGATACGAACTTATCTTTCGTCCATTTAGCGATTGCCTGAAAGACTCGAAGTGGAGTCATCGTTTTAGTATTGTCTTCGCCTGCTTCTGCCTCTTCTTGAGCTGCTAAATTTTCTATGTGATTGGCAGCTATCATTAACTTAATTAATAGATTTGCAGAAACTTTAATTTTAAATTCGAGCTTGGTGTAATCTAGAGAAGCTTGCGAAACTGCTACTCCGTCTGATGCTTCTGTAAAAAGAAGTGCACTTAAAAAACCACGATCACTTATCATGTTTTTGATCGTCGCTCTATCAGCATATTCTCTTACTAACTCCTGAATTTTCGCAGTGTCATTAACCGACTCCTCGGTTTCTAAAACACCAGCTGAATCATACGTTTTGAAAGTTAATCTATTTCTGCGGAGTCCTGTTCCTACACCATCCACTGTATTTTTAATATAACTAACACTATTTTTTATAAATTCTATTTTCTCGCTATCATCAGTTAATCCAACTGTTTCAAATAATTCTGGAATAGTTCTATCGACTATTTCAACCAGATTCCAGTTTGGTTGAATTTGTGACATATAGTCTGAGTTTGTGTTCCCAACATTTAGCGTTACACCATCCTTTGTCATTGCTTGATCATAGTGAACTTGACCTGGTTCGCTACCTGTTAACGGAGCCATAAATGTTGAATTTGTCGAAAAGCGAATAATATTAGGATTTTCAACGACTGATCCTGTAATCTTTTCTTTGAAATCAGCAGTAATTAAAATCTCAGCTTCTTCTTTCCCAATTAACTGATAGATCACGTTTGCGGAGCTTTCTTGTTTAGTGAACACATCGTGTTCTTCGATCGATTTTAGGATTTCCATTTGTATTTCTTGTATTGTCTTCGTGTCTTTCGAAAGTTTATCAAGTTTGAGAACCAAGTCATTGTACATTTGATAAATGTTTTGATACTGAGATTCTTTTGCTTGAAGAAATACTTTAAATCTCTCTTCAAAATTAATAGATTGATCTCCAAATCTTTTTTCGAAGTCAGATAGCAATTGGTCTAAAAGCCTTATATACAATGTCACTTGACCCTGATCTATATCGGCATTTTTCAGTACATCAACTGTGAAATCTTGGAAAGTAACTCTGCTACCATCAGCATCAGTTAATTGAAAATAAGCTCTTTTAAACTCTTTTAGAACACTAAAATTTTCTTTAGTGAATGTATAACGAATGATACCTTTTTGACCATCAATGATCTCAGGAACACCATCTGTATATTCGCCTTTGGAGTTTGTTCCAACAAAAATCAGATCTTGATTTGAAAAAATGGAGTATGGTGTCTTTCCATCTGATTGAAGTAATTCAACATCAATAGTCGTTAATCCTCCATCCCCTAATCGCCCAACCACTCTTTGTTTTCGATAAGGACTCGCCTTATTTTCAGTCAATACTAATTTTATATTACTCAATATTCCACCTCCCTATTTAGCTAAGTAGATCCCTGTCCCTAAATAATAAGTATTCCCTTTCAATCCCCATACAGTACTCACCGCCTGAGTTTGAGCATCAACAAGCAATTCCCCAGACCCTGTTAACGAAATATGTGAACTAAAATCTATAGCAAGAGTTTCTGGTAATTTATTGATTATATTTTCCTTAGGTTTTAACCCAGCATCTTTAGTTTGTAAGCTGCAATGGACCAAAACAAAATCGCCAGTCCGGATAAATCTTATTTGTCCACCTTTGATTGCAGGGTCAGTATTATTTGTCCAATCAACAATCACATACCCTTTGTAATTTCCTTCATTCAATTCATAATTAACATTTGAACCATTCGAACTAAAGCTGCAGAGTGAAAATGTGTAGACCTTATCACCCTGATTAAGATCACCATTTACCAGTGAGGATACCCACTCGAGGTTTACCTGATTGTTTGTCCAAGTATATAAATCTGTTGCTGGATCATTTTCAAGGTCCGGAACCACTTCTTGAGTCAAATCAATTCGTAAAACGATGTATCCACTCGAATTTGCGGGAACTGTTATTGTCTGAGTTTCCTTTAAATAAATAAATCGCCCTTGCACTAACGCGCAACCTGCGGCGACTGTAATCTTCAAACCACTTTTCGATAGTCTTAATTCTTGTTCATATCCTTTAATAACATAATTTCTTCGCTGAGCTAGTGAATGATACAGTTTTGCATCATTCGCAGCACTAACTTTCACATTGTCAAATTGAAATCCATCAACATTATCTGCCAAATCTATCACTCCTAATCTTCATCAAAATAATCACTCACCCTACTTCGAATATTCCCGAAGGTAAGTTTGATTGATTTACTACTGCTGCTTATTTTCCAAGCACTTAATACAGATTTATAAAGCTTGTTATTTACTGTCACATCGAAGAGCAATCCAGTTTGCAGATCTCCTATATCGAAATTCTTTGTATCCAGAATAATACTGACATTGATTTCATGACTATAAGCGTTTCCTTTTAGTTCTGAGTTTGCTACTTCTTCATAAGTTGGCTTGTCCTCTTGCTCGGTATCGTAAATTGATACGATACTAACCGTAGGCTTTACGATGCCAACATTCGTCTTGTCAGTTGTCAACTCATTTTGCTCATCTAAGTAATAGGTTGAAAGAATTCTTGGATTCTCTATGTCAGTCATCTTTTTGTCTACGATCAGTAACATATTTTCATTCCCGTTACCCGGTTTTTTGATGAAAACATTCCAATCATAAAACTCACTTGAATTATCCTTAATTTGTTTCGTTGTATCGATCCGTTTGATACTTGAAAAGATTTTACCCTCTCGAATATCTTCGAAGGTCCATTTAATGTTGTATTTTTTAAATGCGTTTCGTAGGTAGCTATTCAGTTTTCTCGATGTAACTTCAGTTGCCTGATAACTATGATTCGTATTGGTTACTGTATTCACAGATAAAATCTCAGAAAGGTTCTTTGTCGGATCACTCAAGAGATACTTTTCTATCAGTCGCTTGAAATGCTCCTCAAAACTCGGACCAGTAGTTTTACAAGTCGGGAAACTACTATCTCCAAGTGCTTGTGCTAAATCTCTACATCTTATTTTGATATCTTCTTGTGAATCAATTACACCGAAATATAGGACTCTTCCGCTCTCGATATCTTTTGCTAAGAGAAAATCGCCTTTCTCAATTTGTACATACTTATTCAAATCAAATTCACTTACCCAATTTGAAGAAATCTCATCAATTCCAAAATCAAAGTCCTCGCTAATATATTCTTCTTCGTACTTCGATAAGTCGAACCTATATAGATGTATGGACAGAATCAAAAAACATCACACTCCTCATAAACTTCTACAGAAACCTCAGCATTTGCAGTATGAAAAACGATAGATGAGTTTCCAATAGGCATGTGGACAAAATTTGTTTTTGTGTGATCCTGCTGTTGGTAAACAGAAGAAATATTCCCTTGAGAATCGTAAAGTAGTGCTGTTCGATCCTGAAAGAGACTCGATACTACTAGTGTTTGTCCTTCTTCTAAATTCAAAAAGAACCCATCGCTAGCGACGAGTTCTCCATCTTTAAATACTTCCCAATACGGATTTTTACATTCACCGGAAACCGTTACTTTTACAGGCGAACTACGATCTTTATTGCTGAAAAGATAAACTGAATCATTCGAAACATTAAAAGTTCCTGTCTTTTCATTTGCATTTTGAGTATACACGTAAGGAAAAGTGAATCCGTATATTTTCCCTCTCGTATATATTTTTTGATTACTTTGTTGAATTTCTGCTTTCTTTACTTCATACCAGGGGGTTAAATATTCAAGCGCTAAAGACTCTTTAAGCAACCTGCCAAATGAGCGTTCCGACTTAGTTAATTGTTTCAGTGCAACATTTCTGTATTTTTCTCCTGCGTCACTTGCATACTTTAATACAATAGGCGGATGCGAAAGGAATTTAACAAACTCAAGATAAATTTGATATGTTTGTTGGTGATCACGAAGACCGTAAATGATATCTGTCAAGGGCCATAATAAAATGTTGGTTTTGGGCCATTGAAATTGTAGGTAGTTTTCTCTTTATCGTTTCGTTTCTTTTCCTTTCGTTTCACTATAACTTTTCATTCGATAGGAAGGTCCTGTAATTTGAATAATTTTAGAATGATGGACCAATCGGTCCAATAAAGCATTAGTCAATTTCTTATTACCAAAAATTTCGGACCATTGAGACAG